TCATTTGTCGATTTCAATTTTGTCCCATTCCCGTCCACGGCTGTCCCTGTACCGTGCCGCCATTGAATCTGATTTATGCCCGAGAAGACGTTGAGCAAACTTATCGCCAATCTGGTTCCGGTATAGCCTAGCTGACAGGCTACGCAGTTCATGGAATGTTGGCGGGTTTCCATCAAATGAGAGTCCAGATGCATTTCTCGCCTTTGTAAAATACTTCGATACTGTTTTCGGGGAAAGCGGATCGTGATGCTTTGATGCGATTATAGTTTCACTGCTGCTGGCCTCCCTGCATTTCTGTAGTGTATCAGCCAATGAGATATTGAGCGCGTCAATCGTTAGCGTCAGCGGAATGGCGAGTTTAGCCCCTGTTTTGCTCTGTTCAATGTGAAGATGGTTGTCGTTTATGTCTGACCATTTCATTCTGCACAAATCGCCGACTCTCTGCCCTGTAACGACAGCCAAATCCATTGCCAGCCTCAGCCAAGTTGGGAGAGGTTCGGCTGCATGGTAAATCGCGACATATTCATTAGCTGTCAGCCTTGAGCGCCTTACTTCTGACTTTGCTGTGCGGGTTGCTGTTACCGGATTCGTTTCCACATGCCCCTCGGCTATTGCCTCACGAAAAACGTCAACAAGGGTTGACCTGATTAATTTTGCGGAAGCTGCTTTACCTTCTGCTACGTAGGTGTTTAGCATTGCTGCCACTTCTTTCGTTGATATGTCAGTGAGCGGTTTGTCCGGCAATTTTCTTCGGATTGCCCTGATTTTGCTGGCGTAGTCGAGTAGAGTTTTCGGTCTGATACCCCTCTCGCTGAGGATTGTTTCATATCGGTCAAGCCACGCATGAAGAGTGATTGCGTCAGCGCCTTTAATTCTGTCTATCAGTGACTCACGCCTGTTCTCGGAAAGCAACTCAATATTGGCCTGAATAGCCTCTGAAACTGCTATCCTTCTGTCTCTGCCTAATCCGAACTCTTTACCCGTCCTTGGGTCCCTGTAGCAGTAATATCCATTGTTTCTTATATAAAGGTTAGGGGGTAAATCCCGGCGCTCATGACTTCGCCTTCTTCCCATTTCTGATCCTCTTCAAAAGGCTACCTGTTACTGGTCGATTTAAGTCAACCTTTACCGCTGATTCGTGGAACAGATACTCTCTTCCATCCTTAACCGGAGGAGGGAATATCCTGCATTCGCGCACCCATCGACGAACTGTTTCAAGGCTTCTTGGGCGTCGCTGGCGTGCGTTCCACTCCTGAAGTGTCAAGTACATCGCAAAGTCTCCGCAATTACACGCAAGAAAAAAACCGCCATCAGGCGGTTTGGTGTTCTTTCAGTTCTTCAATTCGAATATTGGTTACGTCTGCATGTGCTATCTGCGCCCATATCATCCAGTGGTTATAGCAGTCGTTGATGTCCTCTGCTTCGATAACCCTGTCGAATGGCTCTCCATTCCATTCTCCTGTGACTCGGAAGTGCATTTATCATCTCCATAAAACAAAACTCGCCGTAGCGAGTTCAGATAAAAGAAATCCCCGCGAGTGCGAGGATTGTTATTCACCTTTGACGGCAAGTTGCAGGTTAGCCACGTTTAACCTCCTGCGGCGGTTCTGGTAGCGGCATCCAGTGAGTTATTTCATCGGCAAAGATATCTGAGTTAAGTTCCGTCCAACTATTCCAATACCCAGATTCATCCCACCATTTAACCTCGACATGCTCTCCGTCGGTCACTAACACATCAGCATACCCTTTCGGCATTCGCTCACTACAGCTTATCCAACTATCCGGAGTTACCGGCACTGGCTTGGCGGTATAAAGCGGTGTTATATCTGCCCGAAAATTACATGCTTTATGCAGCCGCACCCACCGTTCGACTTCTGCTTTGTCAGAATACATACCAGTGAACGTGTTATATTCACGATCAATTTGCGTGAATGTTACCTTCCACGCCACCGGTTCTGCTTCCAGCGATGCCAGAGCAATTCGTGCCAGTTCCATTTGTTCGCCACGAGTAAGCCCGTTTTCAAGCGGATTTTTAATGAACAATTCAATACGTTCTTTGGTAATAGTGGTCATAGCTATTTCACCTTAATCTCAACATTTCGCAGCTTTAGCTCTACTGGCTGGTCTGACTTTCCGGTTAATGCTAATGCGAGATTTTCTGGGGTAATGAGAGCAGTTATTGTTTTCCCCATTGCCAGACGAATAATTATTCGTATTTCGCGATCGTCACATGCTCCTGGTCGAACGATTGATATTTGTCCGTACATCTCACTCTCCTTTGATGCGAATGCCAGCGGCGCGGATTGCAGCGATGACCTCAGAAACTTTGTATGCCATTACCGTTTGGTAATCCTCGTGAAAATCTGTTCGATGAAGCATACTGCTACGTTCCGGGAGCAGTATTTCCCGCGCTTCCAGTTCAGCAATGCGCTTACTTCCATCCGCGATTACTCCCTCGTAATATTCACGCTGCTCGTTGAGTTTTGATTTTGCTGCTTCCAGCTCAACTCTCAGCTTCCCTACCGTTAGCGCAATATCCTCGTTCTCCTGGTCGCGGCATTTGATGTATTGCTGGTTTCTTTCCGTTCATCCAACAATGCCAGCACGGTAACTGGACTGGCTGCGGCGATGAATTCAGCATTGGCCTGCTGTTCCATTTGGAAATCTTCATCGAAACCGCTTTCTGGATGCGCTCCTTCAATTCTGCAAATAGGAATATATCCAGCAGCCTCGCGATGAATTAGTGCATCATCACCATCAAATCGGCCCTCTCCATATTCGAGCGACCACACACCACACGTTGCTTTCTCTGCCTTAGCACGCAGTGCCTGATAGTCAATCTTGCTCACTGGTTGCCTCCTTTGCGCCACATCGCATTCAGATATTTGTTTTGATTCACTGACGGAAAAGAATTTCTCTTTAGCAATTCCTCTCTCGATGGCATTGGCTTTACGCGTTGGCGAATAATCATTTCTGCCGGAAGAATGCCGGGATTGTATGCAAGTCCTATCATGGTAAATTCCTCAGTCATTACTGATAGCGCCATAGCGTGAGCGGTAATTACGCAGGCGCGGGTCGATATATTCAGGGAAGTGGGTATATGTGGCTTTGCGGAATGGTCGGATTGATGTCTGGTAAATTCGCTCGCGTTCTTCTTTCTCTGCAAGCCATATACAGTGGCGAAATTCCTTTTCCTCTTTCGTTTCCTGCGGTAGAGACATTATTCGATCGTAGTTTTTTCTGAATTTATCCAGCACCTCCGATACGGAATTGCCGGAACAGCGGCGCGCGTCATCCGCACCATACAGAGGCGCTGGCATGATTTTCTCCTGATTAAATTGCGTGAATAGCGTGACGAGGGAAGGGGAGAGTTACTGGTGCAAATGGGATATCGTCGTCAAAATCCATCGGAGGTTCGTTGTGTTGTGCTGGTGATGATTGCTGCTGTGGCTTCTGTGATTGCCTGCTGGCTGCTTGTTGTTTGCTGTCGCCAATTCCGCCAAGCATTTGCATCACGCCATTAATTCCGACATGAACCTCGGTTGTGTAACGGTCTTGCCCTGACTGGTCTTTCCACTTTCTGGTTCTCAGCATTCCCTCGAAATAAATCTGATCACCTTTTTTCACATACTGCCCCACGACCTCAGCCAGTTTCCCGGATACAGCAACACGATGCCATTCAGTCAATTCCTTTTGCTCGCCAGTATTTTTATCTCGCCATTGTTCTGACGTGGCTATTGTCAGGTTAGCGAACGCTGTTCCTGATGGTGAGTATCGAACTTCCGGGTCTTGTCCTACCCGACCAAGGATAATCACCTTATTTACGCCTCTGCTTGCCATTTATGCCGCCTGTTTTAGTTCGTTAACTCTGATGTTCATTACCTGAACGCATTTAGCCTGCGCATCCTCATTGCCAGCCATTAATTGCCAGTCACGCTGATAACGCTCGATGAGTTTTTTCTTGTCAGTTTCTGTTGACGCATAATCGCTGAAGTCTTTCAGGATTTGTTCGCAGTCAACCGATGGAGATTTCTGGTTGGTATTTTCTGGTGATGGTTTGTTATCTGATGCTGGGATTGCCCATCCCGGAAGCGATGGAGGGAGCCAGTAAAATCCTGTTCCATCCTTCAGTTTTGCCCTGTGCCACCCCTGCTTTTTATCGAGAGATGTTTGTGCGAAACCTTCCTCAAGGTTATACAGATACCGACCGATTCCCCACTGAACGGCAGCGCGCTTCATTGCACCGGAACGACCACCTTTGACGGCTTCTACCTGCGTGTTTTCAGCAGCATCCCATTTGGTTACCCATTCGGAATCAATCTTTATTGATATGCCGCATTCAACGCCGCCGTTGTTGGGAATATCGCGGTATTCATTGCGCCATCCTGCTTTGCCGCAAACATCGTCCAGGCGTTTCATGATTGCCCGGTTCGTGACATAAGCCAGCACCATAGCCCACACCTTGCCATCGCGTGTTTTACCGCTTTGCTGTATTCGCCATTCGATATCTTCAGGGCTGAATGGCTCATCGAATTTGTTCAAATCCATAATTCACCTCAGAATGGACACGGCCCAAGGAAATAACGCTGATTTAATACTTCGACTCGGGACAAATTAAGGCATACCCGCATTCCTTCGCGGTCACCATTATGGCGATACCAGAGAGCTTTCTGCGTGTACATGCGTCTCTGTAACTTGCTCTCCTTCACTGTGGTTGCAAGTGACATGAATATCTCCTTCGCTACCGATTAATTCTTTCATCTGACGAATGAATTCTTCGTCTGACCAGTTATCTGTAAAACTCATTTCCTGCGATACCACGGAAGGTTGATAGCTGATTTCATCGCTTTATTTGCTTCAAGCCACATTTTTGAATCACCAATAAATCTGGCTATTACTGCTTTGTTCTGTGCAGCACGAAGCATCTGGTGATTGATGGCTATTTCATTGCGCATAATAAGACCTCAACTCTTTTCCATCCGTCACGTAATTTACGGGTGATTCGTTCAAGTAAAGATTCATTTAATTGGAAGGCACCCATGCGAGCGCCTCCCGCGATTGCGTAAATCATGGGTGGTTCCTTATGTTGGTTTTATTAGTAGGTTATTTTTGTTGCGAATACTTCGCCTTTTACGATGGCTGTTATGATATTTTTAGCAACATCTTCTGATGCACCAACCTTGATAAGGTCAGCAAGTATTTTGTTATTTACTTCTTTCCGGTGAGCTTTATCCTTTGCTCTACGCTCTTCTTCTTCCTTGATTCTTTTTTCTTCTGCTATTCTGGCTTGCTCTTTTGCTTCAGCCTCGCGCCGGATTCGTTCAGCCTCCTCCTGTGCTTTTCGGCGTTCTGCTTCAATTGCCGCCTGCTTTTCTCTTTCAGCTCGTTCTGCTGCCTCTTTTGCTTCGCGCTGTGCTCGTTGCTCTGCTTCAATGCGTTCACGCTCTGCACGTTCCGCTGCGGCCTTAGCTTCTGCTTCTCGCCTTGCTGCTGCTTCAATTTCGGCTTTTGCCTTTGCTTCGGCTTCTGCTCTGGCTTTCTCTTCAGCTTCTCTTTTTAAGCGTTCTTCATGCTCTCGCTTTTCCTGCTCCGCTTTGAGTCTTGCCTCTTCTCTTTGGCGGTCAAATTCGCGATCCATCAAAATCGCTATTTCATGGTCAGACTCAATTTGCTTTGCGAGAGCTTCAGCTGCTGCCTTAGCTTCTTCTTCAGCTTTAATCCGCGCCTGTTCTTCCTCATAATCAGTAAGAGGCTGGCGTGCCTTGGCTTTCAGCTCATCAAGGCGATCACGCACTGTCTTGCGGTTGGCATCAATTAGCTTTGGAATTTCCTTCAGTTCAGCAACAAGGTCTTTGCCAAGACCATCGAGATATGTTTTCGTCTGCGCAACTTTATACGCCAGAGAAGCGATCTCCTTTCTGCCCTTTGCCGTTGTGATATCAGGCACAAAGGACATAACTTCGCGTTCAACCTTTTGAAGGATTTCTTCAATCTGGTCGGCAGACTGAAATACAGTCATTGCATTTGCTTTTTCAATAACAACTAAATCTGTTACTTCACTCATATATCCTCCATCAAAAAAACGCCCTCACACTGGAGGGCAAAGAAGATTTCCAATAATCAGAACAAGTCGGCTCCTGTTTAGTTACGAGCGACATTGCTCCGTGTATTCACTCGTTGGAATGAATACACAGTGCAGTGTTTATTCTGTTGTTAGTGCCAAAAATAAAGGCCGACTATGCGGCCTGAAATTACTTAACCAATGATGCTGCATATTCGATAAGGTAAAGCTTTGGAGCCAGCAAAATTTTTAACCATGTCATATTGGTTACTGCACTAATAATAAAAATCCCCCACAGAGCCAAAACTCCAACTAATGGCATGATAATAAGATTAATATCACCTTTGCTATCCCAAACCATTGTCGGCCTGTATTTGGGATTTCCCTTCTCCCATGAATATCCTTCATCACCGATTTTACCTGTCTCAACTCTTTGGCACTGCTTCTTCATAAACCAGAAAACCAGTGGGATTGTTAGAATGGCAATTAATGTTTTAATCAGACTGTCAACCATATTCCATAGCAGCAACTGATGAACAACATCAGGAATCTGTGCTTGGCTAAATGAAACAGCCGCGTCTATTCCATTACTGGCTTTTTGCAGTAGTTCTACGAGAATCTTGTTTGCTTGTTCTTCCATATATCACCTTAAATAGTGGATTGCGGTAGTAGAGATTGTGCCTGTCTTTTAACCACATCAGGCTCGGTGGTTCCTTCACTTTCCACAGTCAAAGGAAATGGGTAGACTGTTGTTTCCACAGTCAAAAGAAGGAGTTCACATGTCAGATGTATCTCTTGTTAAAATCATTGAGGATTTAAACGACAGAGTTTCAAAACTGAGCACTGAAAACCTCGCGCTCCAGCAAGCAATCATTTCGATTGTTTCTGCTATGCCACCTGAGCAATCATCACATGCAAAAAAGCATCTTGATGAAGTTATTCAGTTTGTTGAGAAGGAAGGTTCAGCGGCTGTGGTTGAGGTGTTGGAAGTTCAGAAACCGATTTATCAAATGCTTTTCGCTCACGTGAAATAGTTTCTGCCTGATTAATCATTACCTGAGCCTGCTGGCGAACAGCTTCACTGGCAGGCTCTTTTGTTAAGAGCTGTGTAAAACCCGCGATAATGTTGCTGGCTAACATCTCAAACCGTTTTCTCTGAATATCTCTTGATTCTTCATCAATTGGGGGTTCAATATTGCTTAGTGCCGTTACATATACGTGAATTGCCGCTGACCGGACATCATCAGGAAGGTGCTCAAATGTACTGGCTCTTGTTTTTACAAGTTCGATAATATTTGCCTTCTTAATATCTTCAGTTTTTTCATCAATTACTGATATAAAATTTTTTACTGATGCTTCTAATAACGCTTCCAATTTATTTAAATCCATAATTACCTCGCCGTCAGTTGTTTTGATTTCCGGTAGCCTGCCGCGTAAATGGCTACGTTTGTCAGGCAAATACTTCCACTGCATTCGTCGGTATTTTGGTTACGAATGTTGCCGAGTGATATTGCTTTTTCAGAAAGGCTTAAACGCTTTCTTGGGGCTTCCTGAACAGGCTCCTCACTGTCTGTGCCGAAGATAGAATCAATGATGTTACAGATAGCATCACGCTCAATAGCCAGCTTTCTGCGCCGCTCATGACGGCGAGTTTTGGCATTTCCTGCGAATGTTGATTTCCCATACACGATTACCGTCATGATGTTTTCCTCATGTGAAATGGCTTTGGTGGTGATGCGCCAGGTGCTGATCTTCTGGTTGCTGTCGTTGCAGCTGCAATTCACATCACCGCCAAACCCATCTCGTTTGGTATCTGTTTGCGCTTTGTCAGCGCCCCATCGAAGTTAAAGAGCCTGCCAATCTGTTCCGTTTGGCTTCCAGCTTCCTGCTGATGGCTTAAAGATAACTTAGGTTATAGGTGTGGTCAATAACCTAATTTATATTTTGTGGTAAATAAGTTATAAGTGATGGATAACAAAGGTATTTTATTTTTGTAAATGTTGCTGATTGATTGGTGTTTGAGGGCTTGCGTGCGGGGTGAAGGTGTTACCTTTTGCTTGATGCTTGTCTATGATGATGATGGGTGATTGGGTGGTGAACGGCAGGAAAAGAAAACCCGGCGCTGAGGCCGGGTGTTTTTAGTCTTTTCTTTTGCTTAGCATTTCGTCGATTTCTAAGTCAATACGATATTGATCTATTGCTTTTCTCTCGTTTGGGGTTGGTATTTTATACTGTTCAATTAGATCTGTTGTGTATTTTATTTCATCTAATGTGATTTTTATATCAGAGAGAATCTCTTTTATATCAATTAGATGCTCTTCTTCTTTTGCGCGATTAGAGCTATGTTCAATCACTTGAGATAGCTTTTTACTAATGCTTAGCAAAACAAAAAGAATGATGACCAAAACAACAACAAAAACTATCAGAAATTCCATTATCCCTCCGCACTTCCGTAAGTCTTCTTCTGATTATCGGTTACCAACTATGAGACGACCAGAATACTCTGCCAATAATCCTTACGGTTTCATGAAATTCATCTCTATCCATTACTTCATCCGGGTACTCTTCGCGATTTATTGATCTGATTATCACCGATGTAGGGGTGGCGATTAATGTTTTTACTCGTAACAAATCAGACTGGCAAATAGCGTAGGTTTTACCATCTCTGATGGTGGTATCTTGCGTGTTAACACCAACAACATCGCCATCGTGAAGCGTTGGTTCCATGCTTTGCCCTACAACCCTAACTAGCTTGGCTGATCTTTCAGATACTCCCATCTTTTTCAGATAGTGCTTTCTGAAAACCAAAGAGAACTCCGATGATTCCTCTAGCTCGCAGCTACCGCTTCCAGCTGAAAGCGAAACGTTAAGAAGAGGCAACGCAACAAACTCGTCATCGTTTCTTTTAATGTCTTCCCATACCACAGCTTTTAAAGATGACTCACGGACATTGGATGGTTCTTCATGTGCACCATCCCTCATTTCACCAATACCAGAACTAAGCCATTCAGGGCGCACTTTTAAAGCATTGGCTAATTCAACCATCTTGCGAGATCCGTTTGTTTTACCGGACGACATCTTCTGTATGGCTGGCTGAGATATTCCAACCATGTCAGCAAGCTGTGATTGTGATACCCCTGCTGAGCTCATGGCTGCATTTAGTCTTTCTGCGAATGTTTTCATACCCACAAATCTATAACTACGGTTATCCAAAGTAAAATAACAAAGGTTATTGCTATTTTTTATAACTTGAGTTATCTTTGGTTATAAGTAATGACCACAAGAGGTATGCTCATGAATTTAGTAATTCAACGAGCCTTGAAAATTGTCGGTAGCCAAAAGCGCCTTGCCGACAAGTGTGGTGTAACGCAGCCAGCAGTACACAAATGGCTGAAAGGCGGGTTGGTCTCTCCAGAGAAAGTTACCGCCATCGTTAACGCCACTGGAGGGCAGATCAAGGCTTACGAAATTCGCCCCGATTTGCCACACCTGTTTCCAAAACCGAATCAGGCAGCATAAGTAACACCGCTCTTTATCAATCTGCACCGCCGACAACGCGGTAACTAATTAATCACTCATCGAAAGATGAGTATTGGTGATTATTTACCTATGGAAATAGTAAGAAATGGAACAAACAAGTTACAGCAAACTATCACAGCGCGACGTTGATCGCGCAGAAACAGATTTACTCATCAACCTGTCAACGCTTACCCAGCGCGGTCTGGCAAAGATGATTGGCTGTCATGAATCGAAGATAAGCAGAACGGACTGGAGATTTATTGCTTCGGTCTTGTGTGCTTTCGGAATGGCATCAGACATCAGTCCGATTAGCAGGGCTTTTAAGTATGCGCTTGATGGACTCACCAATAAAAAACGCCCGGCGGCAACCGAGCGTTCTGATCAAATACAAATGGAATTTTAACAACATCCAACGAGGTAATTATATGCGAAACAAAGGCTTTAATCCACCTGATACACACAAAGAAGCTAAGCGTTTGCGCTTCCTTCGTTCCATTGATGAAAGAACTCAAATCTCTTTTGTGAAAGTTGCCAGAACTGAGCTTCTGAAGGCTGAGGCGAGGGCGTTGCTCCCGTCTCTACCAAAAGAGGAGGGATATACGTTCATTCCAAACGCATTTCTGGAAAAGCTGCTCAAAGAAGACATATCCGTAAGTCAGTTTAACGATGTTCTTAAGGTCTTTCGTCAAGGCAGGTAGTTATGAGCAATACAGCAAAAATCTACGATTTCAGCGCCGCACACGAGCGCAGGAGCAACAGGATGGAGAACCAGAAAACTGGTTACATTCCGTTGTACCGGAGCATTCTGAAACAGTCATGGGCGAAAGATGTTTATCTTCGCACCCTGTGGGAAAACCTTCTCCTGAATGCCGCCAGAAAGCCATACAAAGCGAATTTCAAAGGTCATGAATGGCATCTGCAACCCGGTCAACTGGTTGTGACAGCAGCTGATTTAGGTCTTCAGTTATGCGACAGGCATGGCAAGCCAGCAAGCCGTGATCAGGTTGAGCGGATGCTTCAGGTTTTTGTGAAAGAGGGGATGATTTCCATTGATGGAGAGAAGCAAAAAGGGCGTGTGATCACCATCACAAATTACCATGAATACGCTCAAAAAATGGACAATTCACCCGCACATGAAGCCGCACAAACAACCGCACATGATGCCGCACATGATGAAGCCAGTAATGGCGCGGCTTTCAGCGTACATGCCACACATGAAGCCGCACAAACAACCGCACATGATGCCGCACATCATGAACAAGAAGGTATTAACAAGAATATAAATAATACCCCCCTACCCCCCAATGGGGGAGGCGATGGGCAGGTTAAACCTGAACGTCGCAAGGCAGAACGAATCGACTACGAATCCTTCCTGAACGCCTACAACACCGAAGTCGGCGACAGACTTCCACATGCTGTTGCGGTCAACGAGAAACGCAAACGCCGCCTGAAGAAAATCATCCCGCAACTGAAAACGCCAAACGTGGACGGCTTCAGAGCGTATGTCAGGGCGTTTGTGCATCAGGCCAAGCCGTTTTACTTCGGAGACAACGACACTGGCTGGACGGCAGATTTTGATTACTTGCTGAGAGAAGATTCGTTAACGGGAGTTCGGGAAGGGAAGTTTGCAGACAGGGGGATTGCATGAGACAGGATATCGAAGCGAGCGTTATCGGTGGCCTGCTGATTGGTGGATTAACACCAACTGCCAGTGACGTTCTGGCAACGCTGGAGCCGGAAGCGTTTTCAATTCCGCTCTACCGGAAAGCCTTCGAGGTTATCCGCAAGCAGGCGCGAAACAGAAACCTAATCGACGCGCTGATGGTTGCCGAGGCGTGCGGAGAGGAGCATTTCACGTCAATCCTGATGACCAGCAAAAACTGCCCGAGTGCCGCAAACCTGAAGGGATATGCCGGAATGGTCGCGGATAACTATCACCGCCGTCTGGTGCTGGAAATCATGGATGAAATGCGTGAACCAATTCAGAGCGGAACCATCGACGCATCGAGTCAGGCGATGGATGAGCTTGTAAAGCGTCTTTCAGCCATCAGAAAGCCCCGTGACGAGGTTAAACCGGTACGGTTAGGGGAAATCATTACCGACTACACTGACACGCTTGACAGGCGTCTGAGGAACGGAGAAGAGTCCGATACCCTGAAGACCGGAATCGAAGAACTTGACGCTATCACCGGAGGGATGAACGCGGAAGACCTGGTGATAATCGCTGCTCGTCCTGGTATGGGGAAAACCGAACTGGCGCTGAAGATTGCCGAAGGCGTTGCAAGTCGCGTTATTCCTGGTTCTGACGTCCGGCGCGGAGTGTTGATTTTCTCGATGGAAATGAGCGCATTGCAGATTGCAGAGCGAAGTATTGCCAACGCCGGGAGGATGTCGGTTAGCGTGCTGCGAAATCCTGCATCGATGGATGACGAGGGCTGGGCACGTGTTGCTAACGGCATGAGTCAGCTTGCAGATTTGGATGTATGGGTAGTCGATGCCTCGCGGTTATCGGTCGAAGAAATACGCTCAATCGCAGAACGGCACAAACAGGAAAATCCAAACCTCTCACTCATCATGGCGGATTATCTTGGCCTGATTGAGAAGCCGAAAGCAGACCGCAACGACCTCGCAATTGCTCACATCTCCGGAAGCCTGAAGGCGATGGCGAAAGACCTGAAAACGCCTGTTATCTCCCTGAGTCAGCTTTCGCGCGATGTTGAGAAGCGACCAAACAAACGCCCGACAAACGCAGATTTGCGTGATTCAGGAAGCATTGAACAGGACGCAGACTCAATCATCATGCTCTATCGGGAAGCGGTATATGACGAGAACAGTAGCGCCGCACCATTTGCTGAAATCATTGTGACAAAAAACCGTTTTGGCTCGCTTGGTACGGTTTACCAGCGGTTCTGCAACGGACACTTTGTTGCATGTGACCAGGATGAAGCCAGACAGATTTGCACAGCATCAAATGCACCTGCTGCGCGTGGCAGACGATATGCACAAGGGGCGGACGTATGACCATCTACATCACTGAGCTAATAACAGGGGCTATTTACACAGTAGCCCTTTTTTATTGGATTAAGAACGAGGGGGATCCTGATGGACACCGTTAACGGAATGTGTTCAGACGCACCGCGTGCCAAAAAATGTAAATGCGGAAAATCACCGACAATATTCGACATGGAGAACGGGTGCCAAATCTACTGCGCTAACCACGCTGCTGTGGCGGCCGCGAATTATCGCAGTGCGGTAACGGAGTGGAATAACTTGAAATCTGTTAGAGAGGGAAGTCATGAAAAAACTAACCTTTGAAATTCGATCTCCAGCACATCAGCAAAACGCTATTCACGCAGTACAGCAAATCCTTCCAGACCCAACCAAACCAATCGTAGTAACCATTCAGGAGCGCAACCGCAGCTTAGACCAAAATCGGAAGCTTTGGGCTTGCCTTGGTGACGTTTCGCGTCAGGTTGAATGGCATGGTCGCTGGCTGGATGCAGAAAGCTGGAAGTGCGTTTTTACAGCAGCATTAAAGCAGCAGGACGTTGTTCCTAACCTCGCCGGGAATGGCTTTGTGGTAATAGGCCAGTCAACCAGCAGGATGCGTGTAAGCGAATTTGCGGAGTTATTAGAGCTTATACAGGCATTCGGTACAGAGCGTGGCGTTAAGTGGTCAGACGAAGCGCGACTGGCTCTGGAGTGGAAAGCGAGATGGGGAGATAAAGCTGCATGAACAAATACCGACTTATTTACGCAGATCCGCCTTGGCAATATCGCGACAAAGCCAACGATGGCAATCGCGGTGCTGGACATAAATACGATGTTATGAATGTTCAGGACATTTGCCGACTGCCAGTATGGGATTTAGCGGATCCAGAATCTTGCTTGTTAGCGATGTGGTGGGTGCCGACACAGCCAGCCGAAGCGCTAAAGGTAATTGAGGCGTGGGGATTCAGGTTGATGACTATGAAAGGCTTTACTTGGCACAAAACCAATAAGCACAAAGGCAACAGTGCGATCGGAATGGGGCATATGACCCGGGCAAATAGCGAGGATTGCTTGTTTGCCGTTCGAGGGCGGTTGCCTGAGAGAATGGACGCTTCAATATGCCAGCACTTTACCGCACCGAGAATGGAGCACAGTGCAAAACCACCGATCGTAAGAGACATGTTAGCTAAGTTGCTTGGCGACGTGCCGCGCTGTGAGTTATTTAGCCGCGACAAAGTGACCGGGTGGGATATGTGGGGAAATCAGTGCGACTCCGATTTTGAACTGGCTCCCGGCATGGCGATTAAACCATGCAAAATGGTGATCGCATGAAGCACTGTTATCGATGTGGAGAGCGAAAGGAAGACGATCGCTTTCGACCAGGACAGCCTTACTGGAATCGATGGTGTCTCCGGTGTGAAAGAACACCAACAGGGGTGTTACCACTACCGCAGGAAAAGGAGGACGTGTGGCGAGACAGCGACGAAGTATCACCGACATAATCTGCGAAAACTGCAAATACCTTCCAACGAAACGCTCCAGAAATAAACGCAAGCCAATCCCGAAAGAATCTGACGTAAAAACCTTCAACTACACGGCTCACCTGTGGGATATCCGGTGGCTTAGAGAACGTGCGAGGAAAACAAGGTGATTGACCCAAATCGAAGTTACGAACAAGAAAGCGTCGAGCGGGCTTTAACGTGCGCTAACTGCGGTCAGAAGCTGCATGTGCTGGAAGTTCACGTGTGCTCCGATTGCTGCGCAGAACTGATGAGCGATCCGAATAGCTCAATGTACGAGGAAGAAGACGATGAGTGATTTCTCTGAGCTTATTTCCTTCAAAAAAGACAGAGAAGAAATGCGGACTGAATCTGTCTATTACGTTCAACACCGGAATAAACGCTCAGTGCTTGATCAGGAGTTGGTTATTACCGGAGACCTGGCATTCAGAACATATAAGGCCAGCATGGAAATGAAGGATTTCCCTAAATGTGGTTCTGAAAGAGAAGCCGCGTTAAAGCTGGCTGAGTGGATGCAGAGAATGGCTGCTGCAATTGAGAATTACTGGAGTGAACCATAATGGCTAACCTACGCAAAGAAGCACGCGGCAGAGAATGCCAGGTACGTATTTACGGCGTATGCAATGGCAACCCTGAAACTACAGTTCTGGCACATTACCGGATGGCTGGAATTTGCGGAACGGGAATGAAGCCTGACGACCTGATCGGCGCATGGGCTTGTAGCGCGTGTCACGATGAAATCGACCGACGCACCCATAATCTCGACAACAAAGACGCCAGACTTTACCACCTCGAAGGCGTGATCAGGACGCAGGCGATACTGCTGAAGGAGGGGAAGATTAAGCCATGAACGAATATCAGTTTGTGCTTCCATATCCGCCGTCGCTGAACACCTACTGGCGAAGACGGGGAAGCCAATACTACATCAGCGATAAAGGCCAGAAATACCGAAAAGACGTTCAGCAAATCATCCGCCAACTCAAGTTAGACATTTTCACCAAATCACGACTCCGTATCAAAGTCATCGCAGACGTTCCAGACTCCCGCCGCCGCGACCTCGACAACATCCTGAAAGGTTTACTCGACTCCCTTATCCACGCCGGATTTGCGGAAGACGACGAGCAATTCGATGACATTCGCGTAATTCGTGGCGTGAAAGTACCAGGCGGAAGGCTTGGAATAAAAATCACCGAACTGGAGAACGTATGAACGCCACAATTCAAACGATACCAGAGCTTCTTATCCAGACACGAGGCAATCAGACCGAAGTGGCGAGGATGCTTTCCTGTGCAAGAGGAACAGTGCTCAAGTACAACCGAGACAGAAAAGGCGAGCGTCACGTAATAGTTAACGGCGTCCTGATGGTCAAACAGGGCAAGAGGGGAAGACGATGAGACTCGAAAGCGTAGCTAAATTTCATTCGCCAAAAAGCCCGATGATGAGCGACTCACCACGGGCTACAGCTTCTGACTCTCTTTCCGGTACTGATGTGATGGCTGCTATGGGGATGGCGCAATCACAAGCCGGATTCGGAATGGCTGCATTCTGTGGTAAGCACGAACTCAGCCAGAACGACAAACAAAAGGCTATCAACTATCTGATGCAATTTGCACACAAGGTATCGGGGAAATACCGTGGTGTGGCAAAGCTCGAAGGAAATACTAAGGCAAAGGTACTGCAAGTGCTCGCAACATTCGCTTATGCGGATTATTGCCGTAGTGCCGCGACGCCGGGCGCAAGATGCAGAGATTGCCACGGTACAGGCCGTGCGGTTGATATAGCAAAAACAGAGCAGTGGGGGAGAGTTGTCGAGAAAGAGTGCGGAAGATGCAAAGGCGTCGGCTATTCAAGGATGCCAGCAAGCGCAGCATATCGCGCTGTGACGATGCTAATCCCAAACCTTACCCAACCCACCTGGTCACGCACTGTTAAGCCGCTGTATGACGTTCTGGTGGTGCAATGCCACAAAGAAGAGTCAATCGCAGACAACATATTGAATGCGGTCACACGTTAGCTGCATGATTGCCACGGATGGCAACATATTAACGGCATGATATTGACTTTTTGAATAAGGTTGGGTAAATTTGACCCAACGATGGGTTAATTCGCTCGTTATGGTAGTGAGATAAAAAGAGGCGGAGCTTACTACCGATTCCGCCTAGTTGGTCACTTCGACGTATCGTCTGGAACTCCAACCATCGCAGGCTGAGAGGTCTGCAAAATGCAATCCCGAAACAGTTCGCAGGTAATAGTTAGAGCCTGCATAACGGTTTCGGGATTTTTTATATCTGCACAACAGGTAAGAGCATTGAGCCGATAATCGTGAAGAGTCGGCGAGCCTGGTTAGCCAGTGCTCTTTCCGTTGTGGTGAATACGCAGGCTGATGCGTTAATCAGGTGAACGAGACACCCGCCGGTCCGTGATATGGCACACCGTGCCGGTCATATCTGCCGCGGTTAGGTTTACGAGGATTTCGTAAAGCTGGTCTAGGGTGAAGCCGTGAAAGCGGAGGAAGTAAAACGAGGCGTCGGTACACGCCTATCGTCATTAAGTCGGAGTTCAGCACCGACCGCCACAACCCAAACTGAGCCGTAGCCACTGGCTATCCTGAACTCATCAGTGATAGTTATGCTGCGGCCTTCTACACATGACCTTCGTGAAAGCGGGTGGCAAGAAGTTGCGCTAACAACCTCCTGCCGTTTTGCCCGTGCATATCGGTCACGAACAAATCTGATTACTAAACACAGTAGCCTGGATTTGTTCTATCAGTAATCGACCTTATTCCTAATTAAATAGAGCAAATCCCCTTATTGGGGGTAAGACATGAAGATGCCAGAAAAACATGACCTGTTAGCCGCCATTCTCGCGGCAAAGGAACAAGGCATCGGGGCAATCCTTGCGTTTGCAATGGCGTACCTTCGCGGCAGATATAATGGCGGTGCGTTTACAAAAACAGTAATCGACGCAACGATGTGCGCCATTATCGCCTGGTTCATTCGTGACCTTCTCGACTTCGCCGGACTAAGTAGCAATCTCGCTTATATAACGAGCGTGTTCATCGGCTACATCGGTACTGACTCGATTGGTTCGCTTATCAAACGCTTCGCTGCTAAAAAAGCCGGAGTAGAAGATGGTGGAAATCAATAATCAACGTAAGGCGTTCCTCGATATGCTGGCGTGGTCAGAGGGAACTGATAACGGACGGCAGAAAACCAGAAATCATGGTTATGACGTCATTGTGGGCGGAGAGCTATTCACTGATTACTCCGATCACCCTCGCAAACTTGTCACGCTAAACCCAAAACTCAAATCAACAGCAGCCGGACGTTACCAGCTTCTTTCCCGTTGGTGGGATGCCTACCGTAAGCAGCTTGGCCTGAAAGACTTCTCTCCGAAAAGCCAGGACGCTGTGGCACTGCAACAGATTAAAGAGCGTGGCGCTTTACCGATGATTGATCGCGGTGATATCCGTCAGGCTATCGACCGTTGCAGCAATATCTGGGCTTCACTTCCGGGGGCTGGTTATGGTCAGTTCGAGCATAAGGCTGACAGCCTGATTGCAAAATTCAAAGAAGCAGGCGGAACGGTCAGAGAGATTGAGGTATGAGCAGAGTAACCGCGATTATCTCCGCTCTGATTATCTGCATCATCGTCTGCCTGTCATGGGCTGTTAATCATTACCGTGATAACGCCATCGCCTACAAAGAGCAGCGTGATAAGGCCGCATCCATCATCGCTGATATGCAGAAGCGTCAACGTGATGTAGCAGAACTCGACGCCAGATACACAAAGGAGCTTGCTGATGCTAACGCGACTATCGAAAGTCTCCGTGCTGATGTTTCTGCTGGTCGTAAGCGCCTGCAAGTCGCCGCCACCTGTGCAAAGTCAACGACCGGAGCCAGCAGCATGGGCGATGGAGAAAGCCCAGGACTTACAGCAGATGCTGAACTCAATTATTACCGTCTCCGAAGTGGAATCGACAGGATAACCGCGCAGGTTAACTACCTGCAGGAGTACATCAGGACGCAATGCCTTCGATGATAGCGATAATTTTACTCATCATCCTTCACATCTGGCTCTGTAGACAGGGTGGTGATCACTTCTGGAGTGAATCCAGATTAAACATCTCATTGCTGATGCTTGAAGTTGAGCATCTGGCGCGCGGTAAGGGGCTGCGTTGAGATAAGAGCCAGTTCATTACAAAGCCTATCTACGGGTGGGCTTGATAATGAAACCGGAATTTATTCTGGGCAACCAGTTAACGGCAGTACCACGAAGCAACCCAAGCCAGTAAGTGGGGAAATAACACTGGCAGCCACTGAAAGATGAACCTCCTGCCTTATGGCAAAAAAGATTCTTTGTGGTGGCGGACTGATGGAAAGACATCCTAATCAAGCAACCACTCTACAGGGTCATAATTATGAACGACCAGCAAATCGAAAAAGAAATCGTTGAGAAAGGCAAAACAGCTCCGCGAGTTACCCCGCAGAACATCGAAGACGTGATTAAAAGCGAGCATTACTTTACTGCTTATGATGGACGAAATGGTGCCATTTCCAGCAACGAATATTGTGGCAGGGAAAAACCAGAAGAAGGCGATCGTGATTTATCACCATTGAAGTTGCTCACTTTCTGCGTACTGGTGCTGAAGAATGGCTTCACCGTCACCGGAGAGAGTGCCTGTGCAAGCCCGGAAAACTTTGATGCAGAAATTGGTCGGAAGATTGCCCGGCAAAATGCTGTAAACAAAATCTGGATGCTCGAAGGTTACTTGCTGAAGCAGAAGCTAAGCGAACAGTAGTTATTACAAAAGCCATTCCCTACAGAGTGGCTTTGATAATGGCTTATACCCTACACGGGATAACTTAACTGATATCCCTTTTAACGGATAAACGGAGCCAACAATGGCAGAGATTATTCCCATGACTGAAGAACAGAAATTCCAGTTAGAGATTTACAAGCTGGTCATGAACCAGAACGCAGCCGCAGAGGAAGCATTTCAATTCATTGGCACTGACGAACTGAAGCTTGAGCTATTCAAAATTCACTTCCAGTCAGGCGGCGCTAATTCAGATATCACGACCCGCACTATCGAAGCGGTGCGTAAATCGAAGGAAGCGTTAGACCTGTTCACTACAGGAGCATAAACATGGCAACTCAAGGTTTCGACAACCCATCCAAATTCCGCGATGAATGGGATAAGCAAGCAGAAGGGAAATAATCAATATGGCGACTGAGAAAAAGAAAGGTGGTCGCCCCTCTGATTATATGCCGGAGGTGGCTAATGACATTTGCGCATTGCTTTCCTCCGGTGAGAGTCTGCGCAAAGTTTGCGAACGCCCAGGAATGCCGAGCAAAACATCAGTTTTTCGCTGGCTGGCTGAACATCAGGAGTTTCGTGACCAGTACGCGAAGGCAACAGAGACTCGGGCCGACTCTATTTTCGAAGAGATATTCGAAATTGCTGACGACGTAATCCCTGATGCCGCCGAGGTGGCAAAGGCAAGACTTCGCGTTGATACCCGCAAATGGGCGCTGGCCAGAATGAATCCCCGTAAGTATGGCGACAAGGTAACTAACGAGCTTGTCGGCAAAGACGGCGGCGCAATTCAGATTGAAACATCACCGATGAGCACTCTATTCGGAAAATGACCTCGATTAATCCTATCTTTGAACCGTTCATTGAGGCGCATCGCTACAAAGTCGCCAAAGGCGGTCGAGGTAGCGGCAAGTCATGGGCAATTGCGAGACTGCTTGTTGAAGCGGCGCGTCGTCAGCCAGTGCGTATTCTCTGCGCTCGTGAACTGCAAAACAGTATCAGCGATTCGGTAATCCGGTTGCTTGAAGACACCATAGAGCGTGAAGGGTATTCGGCTGAGTTTGAAATTCAGCGTTCCATGATTCGTCATCTCGGAACGAATGCTGAGTTCATGTTCTACGGCATCAAAAACAACCCGACGAAGATTAAATCACTCGAAGGCATTGATATCTGCTGGGTGGAAGAAGCGGAAGCGGTAACGAAGGAATCATGGGACATCCTGATACCAACCATCCGCAAGCCGTTTTCCGAAATATGGGTGAGCTTCAACCCGAAAAACATCCTCGACGATACCTATCAGCGGTTCGTCGTAAATCCTCCTGATGATATTTGCCTGCTGACGGTGAACTACACCGACAACCCGCACTTTCCTGAAGTTCTCCGTCTGGAGATGGAAGAGTGTAAACGCAGAAATCCGACACTGTATCGTCACATCTGGCTTGGTGAGCCAGTGAGCGCAAGTGATATGGCAATCATCAAACGTGAATGGCTTGAAGCTGCAACCGATGCGCACAAGAAACTCGGATGGAAAGCGAAAGGTGCGGTTGTCTCTGCGCATGACCCATCAGATACAGGGCCAGATGCTAAAGGTTACGCATCGCGTCACGGTTCGGTAGTTAAGCGCATTGCCGAAGGTCTTCTGATGGACATCAACGAGGGTGCTGACTGGGCTACTTCGCTGGCGATTGAAGACGGCGCTGACCATTACCTGTGGGATGGTGATGGTGTTGGTGCTGGGCTACGCAGACAGACAACGGAAGCGTTCTCCGGCAAGAAAATCACCGCCACGATGTTCAAGGGCAGCGAATCGCCATTCGATGAAGATGCGCCATATCAGGCCGGAGCATGGGCTGATGAAGTCGTACAGGGCGACAATGTTCGCACTATTGGCGATGTATTCCGCAATAAGCGAGCGCAATTCTATTACGCGCTGGCTGACAGGCTGTATCTGACATATCGGGCGGTTGTTCACGGTGAGTATGCAGACCCAGACGACATGCTGAGTTTCGACAAAGAAGCGATAGGCGAGAAGATGCTGGAGAAGCTGTTTGCAGAACTGACGCAGATTCAGCGCAAATTCAATAATAACGGGAAGCTGGAGCTTATGACTAAGGTCGAAATGAAGCAGAAGCTCGGTATTCCATCTCCTAACCTGGCTGATGCGCTGATGATGTGTATGCATTGCCCGGCATTGGTCCGCGAAGAAACAGAAATATACGTTCCCTCATCCTCCGGTTGGTAAACATGGCAGAGACATTAGAGAAAAAACATGAGCGGATCATGCTCAGGTTTGACCGCGCCTATTCTCCACAGAAGGAAGTGCGCGAAAAGTGCATTGAAGCTACGAGGTTTGCTCGTGTCCCCGGAGGTCAATGGGAAGGAGCAACGGCGGCTGGAACTAAGCTTGATGAGCAGTTCGAGAAGTATCCTAAGTTTGAAATCAATAAGGTAGCAACTGAACTTAACCGCATCATTGCAGAATACCGCAATAACAGAATCACCGTTAAGTTTCGTCCTGGTGACAGAGAGGCAAGCGAAGAGTTAGCCAATAAATTAAATGGTCTGTTCCGTGCTGACTACGAAGAAACTGATGGCGGTGAGGCTTGCGATAATGCATTTGACGACGCTGCTACTGGTGGTTTCGGTTGCTTCCGTTTGACGTCGATGCTGGTCAATGAATACGACCCCATGGACGATCGTCAGCGTATTGCTATTGAACCAATATACGACCCGTCGCGCTCTGTGTGGTTTGACCCTGACGCTAAGAAGTACGACAAATCTGACGCGTTGTGGGCGTTCTGTATGTATTCGTTGTCACCAGAAAAATATGAGGCTGAATACGGAAAGAAACCTCCTACTTCTCTGGATGTAACGTCTATGACCAGTTGGGAATATAACTGGTTTGGTGCAGATGTTATTTACATAGCGAAGTATTACGAAGTTCGTAAAGAGTCTGTTGACGTCATCAGTTATCGACATCCAATCACTGGAGAGATTGCAACATACGACAGTGATCAGGTTGAAGATATTGAAGATGAACTGGCAATAGCTGGATTTCAGGAAGTGGCAAGGCGCTCAGTGAAGCGCCGTCGTGTGTATGTATCCGTAGTGGATGGTGATGGTTTCCTTGAGAAACCTCGACGTATTCCTGGTGAGCATATCCCCCTCATCCCGGTTTATGGAAAACGCTGGTTCATTGATGACATTGAGCGTGTCGAAGGGCACATTGCAAAAGCAATGGATCCACAGCGTTTGTACAACCTTCAGGTTTCAATGCTGGCTGATACTGCAGCGCAAGACCCAGGTCAGATCCCTATAGTTGGCATGGAGCAAATTCGTGGACTTGAGAAGCACTGGGAGGCTCGCAACAAGAAACGCCCAGCGTTCTTGCCGTTGCGCGAAGTGAGAGATAAATCTGGCAACATTATCGCTGGAGCTACCCCGGCAGGATATACACAGCCTGCGGTTATGAATCAGGCATTGGCTGCATTACTACAGCAAACCAGTGCTGATATTCAGGAGGTTACAGGCGGCAGTCAGGCCATGCAGCAGATGCCAAGTAATATTGCTCAGGAAACGGTTAACAACTTGATGAACAGAGCAGATATGGCTTCGTTTATCTATCTGGACAATATGGCGAAAAGTCTTAAACGCGCTGGTGAAGTATGGCTGTCAATGGCGCGTGAAGTGTACGGTTCAGAACGTGAAGTGCGCATCGTTAACGAAGATGGAAGTGATGATATCGCTGTCCTGAGCGCACAGGTTGTTGACAGGCAAACAGGGGCTGTTGTTGCGTTAAATGACCTTTCTGTCGGTCGATACGATGTGACGGTTGATGTTGGACCAAGCTACACAGCACGACGTGATGCAACGGTTTCTGTACTGACAAATGTCCTTAGCTCTATGCTTCCAACAGACCCAATGCGTCCGGCAATTCAGGGTATTATTCTGGACAATATCGATGGCGAAGGCCTTGATGACTTCAAAGAGTACAACCGAAACCAACTGCTGATATCTGGCATTGCAAAACCACGCAATGAGAAAGAGCAGCAGATTGTTCAACAGGCGCAAATGGCAGCACAAAGCCAGCCAAATCCTGAAATGGTTCTCGCTCAGGCGCAAATGGTAGCAGCGCAGGCAGAAGCGCAAAAAGCAACTAACGAAACTGCTCAAACTCAAATCAAAGCATTTACTGCCCAGCAGGATGCGATGGAGAGTCAGGCAAACACTGTCTATAAACTGGCTCAAGCCAGAAACATCGATGACAAAGCAGTGATGGAGGCAATACGCCTTCTGAAAGATGTCGCCGAGTCACAACAACAGCAATTCCAGTCACCACCACAGTCTCCGGCAGACTTAATGCCGAGTTAACCAGGAGTAATCAATGGAAAACGAACTGATCATCGACGGTCAGGTTATTGACCTGTCTGAAACACAGGAAAATGCAGAAGAAACCATCATCCAAACAGAGTCACAGCCTGAGAATGAAAGCCAGGATGACAACGGAAAAGAGATGGCAACTGATCCTGAAAAAACCGAAGAGACACCAGAAGATTACGCCTTGCGTATTGGTGATGAAGAAATTCAGCTTAACGCTGACGATGATGATCACATTGACGGGCAACCTGCACCGCAATGGGTGAAAGATCTTCGCAAAGGCTTCAAAGAAACACAGAAAGAAAACCGTGAGTTGCGCCGCCAGCTTGAGGAAGCATTAGCCAAGCCAGCGGAACATCAGCAACCACAACCAGACGCTATTCCACCAAAACCGACTCTTGAGTCGTGTGATTATGACGAACAGGCGTTTGAACAGGCATTGACTGATTGGCATGAGAAAAAAGGCCGTGTCGAACAGCAGCAGCAACAAAAACTACGTCAGCAACAGGAATACCAACAGCGTTTCCAGCAAAGGGTAGAAGCGCATAAACAACGGGCAGCCAAACTTCCTGTGAAAGATTATCAGGAAATGGAGGCCATTGTTCTTAGTGAGCTACCACCAATTCAGCAGGAAATCATCATTCACTGTGCAGACGAAGGCTCTGAACTACTCGCCTATGGCTTAGGTAAGAGCCAGCAATTACGCCAGCGTGTAGCCGCTGAGAAAGATCCAATTCGCGCAGCATTCCTCTTGGGGCAGATTAGCAAACAGGTAAGCCTTGCTCCAAAACCAAAGAAAGCCATCAAGCCAGAGCCGGAAGTACGTGGTGGCGGTGCTGATGCGAAACAAGACGAATTCAACAAATTATGCCCCGGCGCAAAAATCGAATAAGGAAAAGATAAATGCCTAACAATCTCGACAGTAACGTCAGTCAAATCGTTCTGAAAAAATTCCTTCCGGGTTTTATGTCAGATTTAGTTCTGGCGAAAACCGTAGACCGTCAGTTGCTGGCAGGTGAAATCAACTCCAGCACTGGCGATAGCGTTAGCTTTAAACGTCCGCATCAATTCTCATCCCTCCGTACTCCCACTGGTGATATTTCAGGGCAAAATAAAAACAACCTGATCTCAGGTAAAGCTACGGGGCGTGTAGGTAACTACATCACTGTTGCTGTTGAATATCAGCAACTGGAGGAAGCGATCAAGCTTAACCAACTGGAGGAAATTCTCGCGCCGGTTCGCCAGCGAATCGTTACCGACCTTGAAACAGAGCTTGCTCACTTCATGATGAATAACGGTGCGTTGTCACTTGGTAGCCCCAATACTCCAATCACCAAATGGTCTGATGTTGCGCAGACGGCATCTTTCCTGAAAGACCTCGGCGTTAATGAAGGTGAAAACTATGCTGTAATGGATCCATGGTCTGCACAGCGACTTGCTGATGCGCAGACTGGTTTGCACGCTTCAGATCAATTGGTTCGTACTGCATGGGAGAATGCACAGATCCCAACCAATTTTGGCGGCATTCGCGCACTGATGTCTAATGGGCTTGCCTCTCGTACGCAGGGGGCATTTGGCGGAACACTGACAGTCAAAACACAGCCAACTGTTACCTATAACGCAGTTAAAGACTCATACCAGTTCACTGTAACATTGACCGGAGCGACAGCCAGCGTTACAGGTTTTCTGAAAGCTGGTGATCAGGTTAAATTCACCAATACCTACTGGCTGCAACAGCAGACCAAACAGGCGTTGTATAACGGAGCCACACCAATTAGCTTCACTGCAACGGTTACTGCTGATGCTAATTCAGACAGCAGTGGCGATGTGACGGTTACGCTTTCTGGTGTTCCGATTTATGACACTACAAACCCGCAGTACAACTCTGTAAGTCGTCAGGTAGCGGCAGGCGATGCCGTATCTGTAGTAGGCACTGCTAGCCAGACAATGAAGCCAAACCTGTTCTATAACAAGTTCTTCTGTGGACTTGGCTCTATCCCACTGCCGAAACTGCACAGTATTGATTCTGCTGTTGCAACATATGAAGGTTTCTCCATCCGCGTACATAAATACGCAGATGGCGATGCCAACGTGCAAAAAATGCGCTTTGACTTACTGCCTGCATATGTGTGCTTTAACCCTCACATGGGCGGTCAGTTCTTCGGTAATCCGTAATAACAAGGGGCTTACGCCCCTTTTATGTTTTAAGGAAACAATATGGATCGCATGAGTGTATTCCTTGCCGCAGATAACGAATCCGGGCATGTACAGGCCGTTATCGCAGAAAAAGACTTCCAGTTTTTCGAAAAGTTGGGCTTTGTTGCCTCAGTTGATGAATTGAAACCGACCAGTAAGCGAGGTCGTAAGGCGGCAGACAATGGCAACAGTACTGACAAAGGGTGAGATCGTCCTTTTTGCGCTTCGTAAGTTTGCTATTGCTTCTAATGCATCGCTGACTGATGTTGAGCCGCAATCAATTGAAGATGGTGTAAATGATCTGGAAGATATGATGTCCGAGTGGATGATTAACCCCGGCGACATTGGTTACGCTTTCGCAACTGGAGATGAGCAGCCATTACCAGATGATGAGTCAGGTCTTCCAAGAAAATACAAACACGCAGTAGGCTATCAGTTATTGCTGAGAATGCTATCTGATTACAGCCTTGAGCCAACTCCGCAAGTTCTCAGTAACGCCCAACGCTCATATGATGCCTTGATGACCGACACTCTGGTTGTTCCTTCAATGCGACGACGTGGAGATTTTCCTGTAGGGCAGGGTAATAAATATGACGTGTTCACATCTGACCGATATTATCCAGGCGATCTCCCTCTGATTGATGGCGATATCCCAAACGCATAGGTGAATAAATGCCTATTCAGCAACTTCCGCTTATGAAAGGTGTCGGCAAAGACTTTAGAAACGCCGACTATATCGACTATCTGCCAGTGAATATGTTGGCTACACCCAAAGAAATCCTGAACAGCAGCGGATATCTTCGCTCATTCCCGGGCATTGCCAAACGTTCTGATGTGAACGGCGTATCGCGCGGTGTTGAGTACAACATGGCGCAGAATGCTGTTTATCGCGTTTGCGGTGGCAAGTTGTATAAGGGCGAAAGCGAGGTCGGTGATGTTGCCGGAAGTGGTCGCGTATCAATGGCGCATGGTCGGACATCTCAGGCTGTAGGCGTTAATGGCCAACTGGTCGAGTATCGTTATGATGGCACGGTTAAAACAGTCTCAAACTGGCCTACAGACAGCGGATTCACGCAGTATGAGTTAGGTTCAGTCCGCGACATTACGCGCTTACGCGGGCGTTATGCGTGGTCAAAAGACGGTACTGATTCATGGTTTATCACTGACCTTGAAGACGAATCGCATCCTGACCGTTACAGCGCACAATATCGTGCTGAGTCTCAGCCTGACGGTATCATCGGCATCGGAACATGGCGAGACTTCATCGTCTGCTTTGGTTCATCGACGATTGAATATTTCTCCCTGACTGGCGCAACCACCGTTGGTGCTGCTTTGTATGTCGCACAGCCATCACTGATGGTGCAAAAAGGCATCGCCGGGACTTACTGCAAAACGCCATTCTCTGATTCATATGCGTTCATCAGCAATCCGGCAACAGGTGCGCCGTCTGTGTACATCATCGGCTCCGGTCAGGTATCACCAATCGCCAGCGCGAGCATTGAGAAAATACTACGCTCCTACACTGCTGATGAACTGGCTGATGGTGTGATGGAATCGCTGCGCTTTGATGCGCATGAGTTGCTGATTATCCATCTTCCGCGCCATGTCCTCGTATACGATGCATCTTCAAGCTCTAATGGTCCGCAATGGTGTGTGTTGAAAACAGGCCTGTATGACGATGTGTACCGCGCTATCGACTTCATTTACGAAGGCAATCAGATAACGTGCGGCGATAAGCTGGAATCCGTGACCGGGAAATTGCAGTTCGATATCAGCAGCCAGTACGACAAGCAGCAGGAACACCTGCTGTTTACTCCGTTGTTCAAAGCAGATAATGCCAGATGCTTTGATCTTGAGGTTGAATCGTCAACTGGAGTTGCGCAGTATGCTGACCGCCTTTTTCTCTCTGCAACCACTGACGGCATCAATTACGGGCGTGAGCAGATGATTGAGCAGAATGAACCGTTCGTTTACGACAAACGCGTTTTGTGGAAGCGTGTCGGGCGCATCAGGAAAAATGTCGGTTTCAAATTGCGCGTTATCACGAAGTCACCTGTCACTCTGTCTGGTTGCCAGATAAGGATTGAGTAATGGCGGATTCGAATCTCAATGTGCCGGTAATCATTCAGGCTACACGGCTCGACACATCAATCCTTCCACGCAATATCTTCTCGCAGTCGTATCTGCTGTACGTTATCGCACAGGGTACTGATGTTGGTAACGTGGCTAACAAGGCCAACGAGGCCGGACAGGGCGCTTATGATGCACAAGTCAGGAACGATGAGCAGGATGTGATTCTCGCTGACCATGAGCAGCGAATTTCTGCTGCAGAAGCAACGCTTGTTAATCATGAGGAGCGAATCAGCCAGGCAGAATCAACTCTTCAGGAACATGAAACACGAATCACTCAGAATGAAAGCGATATTGCGTCGCTTGATACCAGAGTTCAGTCGCTGGAGTCGCAGGTTTCAGACCATGAAACGCGCATCGATGCTCTGGAGTATGCCACTACTCGCAAGAAGTCAGAGGTTGTTTACTCTGGCGTATCTGTAACCATCCCGACAGCGCCGACCAACCTTGTTAGCCTGCTGAAAACGCTCACGCCGTCATCCGGCACGTTGGCACCATTCTTCGACACCGTTAACAACAAGATGGTTGTGTTCAACGAGAACAAAACCCTGTTCTTCAAGCTGTCGATCGTCGGGACGTGGCCCAGCGGAACCGCCAACAGGTCAATGCAACTAACATTTTCCGGCTCTGTTCCTGACACACTGGTAAGCAGTCGCAACTCGGCGACAACGACCGATAACATCCTGTTAGCTACGTTATTCAGCGTGGATAAAGACGGCTTTCTTGCCACAAATGGCAGCACGTTAACCATTCAGTCAAATGGTGCGGCGTTTACTGCCACAACCATCAAGATAATCGCGGAGCAGTAATGATTCAGTTCAAACCAACGCGAAACATCGACCTGATAGAAGCAGTCGGAAATCACCCTGACATTATTGCTGGTAGCAACAACGGTGATGGATACGACTACAAACCTGAATGCCGTTACTTTGAGGTGAACGTGCACGGGCAGTTCGGCGGCATTGTTTACTATCAGGAGATTCAGCCGCTGACATTCGATTGCCACGCCATGTACCTGCCAGAGATTCGCGGCTTCAGCAAGGAAATCGGGCTGGCGTTCTGGCGATACATTCTGACTAACACCACCGTTCAGTGTGTCACATCGTTCGCCGCACGCAAATTCCGCCACGGGCAGATTTACTGCGCAATGATTGGCCTTAAGCGTGTCGGAACCATCAAGAAATACTTTAAAGGCGTGGATGACGTGACTTTTTACAGCGCCACACGCGAAGAACTAATCGACTTCCTGAATCACGGGAGATAGCCATGTTATATGCATTTAAGCTGGGCAGAAAACTGCGCGGCGAGGAACCTTATTGCCCTGAAAAAGGCGGGAAAGGTGGCAGTTCTGATAAAAGCGCAAAGTATGCAGCAGAAGCTCAGAAGTATGCCGCAGACCTGCAAAATCAGCAGTTCAACACCATCATGAACAACCTGAAGCCGTTTACTCCTCTGGCTGATAAGTATGTCGGCAGCCTCGAGAACTTATCGTCTCTGGAAGGGCAAGGTCAGGCACTTAACCAGTATTACAACTCTCAGCAGTACAAAGATCTTGCTGGTCAGGCTCGCTATCAGAGTCTGGCGGCAGCGGAAGCAACAGGTGGATTGGGTTCCACTGCAACCGGTAATCAGTTAGCAACAATCGCACCAACGCTTGGTCAGCAATGGCTATCTGGTCAGATGAACAACTACCAGAATCTGGCAAATATTGGTCTTGGCGCACTGCAAGCTCAGGCAAACGCCGGGCAAACATATGCCAACAACATGAGCCAGATTTCACAGCAAAGCGCGGCACTGGCGGCGGCAAACGCTAATAGACCTTCCGGTCTTCAATCTGCAATAGGCGGGGCTGCCTCTGGAGCAATTGCTGGAGCACAGCTTGGCAGCATTGTTCCAGGTATTGGTACTGGTATTGGTGCTGCTGTTGGCGGCGGTCTTGGTCTGCTTGGCTCGTTGTTTTAAGGGGTAATCAATGGCTACGTGGCAACAGGGTATTAATTCTGGTGGTTTTCTGGCTGGCATCGGTACGCAAAATGAGAATGCGCCAAAGGCAAGCGACATTAACGCAACGCTTGGTCTGATCCGCGAAAACAATGAACTGGCTCGCTCAGGTGCAAATAACGTTGGCCTGACCGCGTTACGTGGTCTGGCTGGAGTTGCTGATATTTACAATCAGGAACAGCAACAGAAAGCTATTAGTGCGTTCAATAAGGTTCACGCTGATGCATGGGCTTCTGGTGATCCATCGGGACTATTTAAGTTTGCCCAGGAAAATCCAGCGTTTGTTGCACAGGCACAACAGGCGTTTTCTGGTCTTAATGATCAGCAACGCAACGATATGGGCGATTTAGCCATGAGGGCTAACGTCGCTCTTTCTCAGGGACCGGAAGCCTACAGTAAATTCATTACTAACAACAAGGACAGGTTAAATCGCGTTGGTGCTAATGCTGACTGGATGATTCAGACAGGTATCCAGAATCCAGAGCAGCTATCACACATGCTGACTACTATGTCTCTCGGTGCGCTTGGACCAGAAAAGGCGTTTGCTGTTCAGGATAAGATGGTTGGTCGCCAGCAGGAGCAGCAAAGAATTAACGAAACCATTCGCAATAATGACATGACGAATGCGAGGGCTATTAGGGGGCAGGATCTTTCCTATAAGGCTCAAATGGCAAGACTGAATCACGACAAGTATGTGTTTAAGCAGTCACAGGCGGCCCTTGAAAGAGCAGGACAACTTCAGGATATGGATGTTTTGTCTCTTAACTCACAGATAGCAGCGACGGGAATTGATCCTCTAACCGGTAAAGCTGCAACGTCAGCCAGAATGTCTCAGGCTAAGAGATGGCTTGATGGCAACAATAATTACAACAAAGCGTTGATTACTGGTGAGCGAGGGATAGAGAAAATAGATTCTTTGCTTGGTAAGAAGGAGCTTGAAGGTATCGGTCGCTTCGAAGGAAGAAATATAGATGTCTTCACAAGTGCTGAAGGGCTTGCAAACCGTAATGCGATAGAAGAATTAAAGTCGGGTGCGTTTGTCCAGAACGTGCAGATTATGCGAGGTATGGGGAGCCTCTCCAATGCTGAAGGCCAAAAACTGGAAAACCTGATCGCGAAACTCGATATAACACAGCCTGAAGAGGTCGTCAGAAAACAGTTATCTGAAATCCGATCGCAATATTCTGTATTTCAAAAGGTTGCAGCAATGGAGGCTGAATCAATGGGATATAGTTCATCAGGTTATGACACATATGTTAGTGAGCGAAAATCAGGAAGCGACAGCAATAAGTCCGGTTTCTCGTCTTTATGGGGTGATTAATGGCTAAAGCATGGAAAGATGTTATCGCTTCTCCACAGTATCAGGCGTTAACTGAAGAACAGAAAGCACAGGCTCAAGCGCAATATTTTGATGAGGTTGTTGCCCCTAAGGCTGGTGACAAATGGGCTGAAGCAAGAGATCAGTTTTATGCAGCATACCCTCCACCTCAGCAGCAGAAAGAAGAACCATCATTGATGCAACAAGCTGGCGATTGGCTCACTGGTGGTCAAAGTGCAGGGCAAATTGCAGAACAGGCTGGTCGTGGTCTGGTAAACATACCATTTGACGTATTGCAGGGTGGCGCAAGTCTGATTAATGCAATCAGCCAGGGGCTTGGCGGCCCCAAGGTTTTGGATGATGTTTATCGCCCTGTCGAGCGACCGACAGACCCTTACGCGCAAGCCGGTGAAACAATTGGTGGGTATCTCCTGCCAATTGGCACAGCAGCAAAAGCTGCTGGAGCGCCAGCAAAGCTAGCAGGAGACATCGGTTCCGCAGGAAACATGATTGCCGGTTCTCTTGCTGATGCTGCAAATCAGGAGGGCGACTTTGCACAAAATGCTGCCATTAACGGTGGTATCAATATTGGTGCTCAGGGGATACTTTCTGGGGCTGGAAGGATCTTAACCTCTAAATCACCTCAAGTTCTTGGTGGCGGGGCAATAAATTCCGCTGCTGATGTTTCGAAAATGGCAAAGTCTGGTACAGGAAGAGAGATTATTGCCAGACAGTCAGCTAATGTGTCAGACGAAATAGCAAAAGCAGCAGATACTGCTGGAATAGATATCAACGCATTAACTCCTGGCATGAGATCAGGTAGTCGTGGTCTTGCTCAGGCGGAGGGGATTCTGGCGTCAAAGCCCGGAATTACACAGGATGCACACACCAAAGCATTCAGTGAAATAGAGTCGAAATTTAACTCAGCATTGGATGAGTTTGGGGCTGAAGCAGGAACTGCATCAGAAAAAAGTGCAGCCATAAAACAAAGGGTTTTGGCAAGTATTGATAAAATGAAAAATTCAGAAAAGGCCGCATGGGATAGCGTCCGCTCCACGATGCCTGACGCAAAGGCCAGAATGTCAAACCTGAACGCTACAATTCAGGGTGATATTTTGGCTGGCATGCCGCTAACTCCTGAGATGAAACAATTCGCATCTGCTTATGCTAAAACTGGTAAAAAAGGAATCACGTTTGATGCCATGAAGGCATGGCGAAGTAAACTTGCTGACGCAGAGCAGAAGTATATAAGGTCTGGTGAGGCAAATACGGCAAGGCGCATGGCTGAGCTTCGTGATGCAGCAACGGAAGATATGCGCATAATGGCTCAAAATGGCGGTTTTCTTGATGACTGGCAAAAAGCTAATGATCTATCAAAAGCAAGATTTACAGCACAAGAACAGGCTGAAGCAGCGTTTGGTAGAGACCTTGCAACTGATCAGTTGGTAACTAATGGCTCTAAGGCGTTGCAGGGTTCAGCAAAAAGTGGAACAGGTCAGTTCCATAAAATAATAAGCGCCCTACCTGAGTCGGAACGCGCGCCAGCAATTGCATCAATATTACAAGATGCGGTATCGCAAGGGGTACGAGGAGGTAAGTCTGAAGAGGCTGGAATTAAGCATATCGCGACTATTCTTACCCCACAAAACGTGAAGGCAATTAGTCGATATTCTCCAGAGCTTGGTAGGATTGCTAGGGGGTTTGGAGAACTTGCAAGAGCAGCAACAAAGCCACTTCGATATGTTGAACAAACAGGGCGCTCTATGCCAGCCATTAGCACTCTTGAGAATGGCCTTCATCCAGTTTTAGAGAGCGTATTGTCTGGCGCTTTTCCAACCGCTGGCGCTATCGCAGGGTTCTCTGGAGGAGGTGTTATTGGAGCAATAGTGGGTGGCGCTGCAGGTGGAGCAATTGATGCAATAGCAAAAGGATCGATAGCGAAATTATCCGCAACCAGAAGTGGTCGTTACGCTATTGAAAAGGCTGTTCAAGAGGCGACAAAGGCAGTTAAAGTTGGGGCAAGTGATGGCGCATTAGCGGCGGCGGAACGCAGATTTATGGCAAATAAGGCCGCCGTAAAAGCAATTCGCGATGCACTAGGAAACGAAGAGTTCCAGCGTTTGTCGAGGGCTGGGATTGTGGCATCGCTAAGCGGAATGACACAGGAGTAATTAGTCGTCCACGGATGGATTGATCTTATCTCGTGCTTCACATTTGAATGGTTTGTCATTAGGATGTTTCCGGTTTTTTAGATATGGAAATTGATATGAAGAGGATTATTAGCGTCGTTGCTGGCGCTATCATGTTATCTGGGTGCGCAACTATTGTTGGTGATGAAACGCAACTTGTGCAAGTGAACAGCAACCCTTCCGGTGCGAGCTTTAAGGTAAAAGATGAATCAGGCGTGATTGTTGCGCAAGGCAAGACTCCACAAGGAGTAACTCTTGCCAAGTCAGATGGTAGTTATTTTGGCAAAAAGAGCTACCAGATCACTATGGAAAAGGATGGGTACGAACCAGTTACCCTGCCAATCAAAGCCAATGCTAATGGTTGGTATATTGGTGGAAACCTTGTGTTTGGTGGGTTAATCGGTTGGCTTGCTGTTGATCCATTTAATGGTGGGATGTATACATTGAAGCCAAAAGAGGCAAATGCATCTCTTATACCTTCTACGAAGCAAGATTAAGAAATGAAACCCACCGTCAGGTGGGTTTTTTATAAGGAGTAATCATGATTTACCCATCAAACAACCCACCAGTTTGCCTGATTGGATACCAGCCTTGCAGTTTTTATGGAATTAATTATGCCATGCTCAAGAGCCTTGTTAGCATCCAAAATGGTCGAGTCTGCTATCAGGGATGCCCACCTAATATGGGTTCCGATGTCGATATTGAACGTCTCAACGAAGCGATCAAGATCGTTATCGAGGCATTTCCCGTACTCTCTCAATCTGGCATGGTCGGCGGCTGGGGTGGCAAAGCCCCATAATAGAGGATGTAACAGGAATCTTGATAATAGGTTTGCGAAACGTTCTGAGCCAGCCAGGAAAACGATATTAGCTATGGATTCAACATTGCTTATGTTGTGAGTTCTAACGGTAACAGGGAGTGACTTCCTGCTTGACCAGCGACTTTCAGATCTTGAGCTTAAAGATCTAGATGCGCAAATATCAGAAGCAGAAGCCAAGCTCTCCAGCTTAAACCACCGCAAGAAGCAAATCCGCAACAGAATTACTCAGGGACGCGGAAGCCGTTGAAATCCTAGTCTATTTTTTCTCAGAGCTCATATTGTAATAGGTGGTATAAATAGAGATTGATTTCTGACATGCTTCAAGAAATTGCTGCGGAGTCATCCCGAGCCTTGCTTGCTCTGTAGTAAGGAATCTCTGTAAGAATTCATTCCCACCTGGCATGTTTGTAGATTCTTGGAATATTGCCATTTGTTTGATTGCACCACACATACCAGCCATTTTAGAAGCTATCATGAGGCCTTGTATTTCATCAAAACTGCTATCGTCTGATTTTGTTTCTGCGTTAGCTATGCTCGAGAGACACAGGAGCAATAGGATAGCGATACGTTTCATTTTTCACCATTGCCATGCATACATTTTAACTTCTCAACATCATGCTCAAGCTCTATCAGTCGCGATGCTATAGTTGCAAGATCTAGTGCTTGAATGTGTTTGTTTTTTTCGGTCCATGCTTCAAGTGCTGCGACCATCTCAGCATTTAATGAACGAGAATTAGCCTCAGCCAGTTCAATAAGACGTTCCTTTATCTCTACAGGAAGCCTCAGATTCACTTGAGGGTTTTTGTACTTACGATCAGACATCGGCGCATCCTGAATAATTTTTTACCACAGGATATGTAGGTATCTATTGACTATCAATGCGTACCTAAATACTATGTATGCGTACCGCATACAAAGGAGCAAAAATGAAAGTTAAGACATTAAGGATGCCAGAATGGCTGGAAAAGGCTTTGGAGCAGTCCGCGAAAAAGGATGATCGGTCGTTCAGTAATGAGGTATTGAGGAGACTAAAGGAGTCAGTAGCTAAGGATGGAATTGTTTGTCCAGAATGAGTAAAGCCCAAGCTATTGCGAGTAGCCCGGGCTTAAATCGCCAGTAAATTTTGAGGAAAAACTGACATGAAAAGTATAGCAACAGCAGTATCTACTATCAACGTGCCATTCCACGGCGCAGAGCTTTATGTCGTCAATCACAACGGTGAGCCGTACACCCCAATGAAACCTATCGTTGAAGGTATGGGTATGGATTGGGCTTCACAGTTTACGAAAATAAAGCAACGGTTTAAAACCTCCATTGTGAAAATCACAATGCAGCTTCCTGGTGATGAACAGTGCCGTGAGATTATTTGTTTGGCACTTCGCAAACTTGCTGGCTGGCTGCAAACCATCAGTCCAAACAAAGTCCGCCCTGAAATCCGCGACAAGGTAATCCAGTATCAGGAAGAGTGTGACGATGTGCTATACGAGTACTGGACTAAAGGCCATGTAGTTAACCCACGCAAAGCTAAAAAGGCGTTGCCGGGTAAAATCACCACTGAACAGCAGGAAGCCATTAAACAACTCGTCATGAGTCGCGGTCAGTCTCTGCCAAAGGAAAAACAGGCTAAGGCGATGATCACCATGTGGTCGTCACTGAAATCTCATTTTGGGTGTTCATACAAAGAAATCAGTGAGGAGCAGTTTGCCGAAGCACTGTCACTTGCAGCTCGAGTTCCACTTGAAGGCGAGTTCATCGGCAAACAAGAGAAGAAAACCGACGAGCTTTCTGCAAAAGAAGCAAACAGCCTTGTATGGCTATGGGATTATGCCAACCGCTCACAGGCATTATTCCGCGAACTGTATCCGGCATTAAAACAAATTCAATCGAACTATTCCGGCAGATGCTACGACTACGGTAATGAATTCTCGTATGTTATCGGAATGGCGAGAGACGTTTTAATAAACCACACACGAGATGTTGATATTAATGAGCCAGACGGACCAGCGAATCTTTCCGCATGGATGAGACTTAAGAATAAAGAATTACCTCCTTCAGTACATAACTACTGACAGATAACCAACGCAACGACCCAGCTTCGGCTGGGTTTTTTTATGCCCAAAATTCACCGTAGCCATGCTGCGGCGATTTCTTGTATCTGGAGCAAATCAAATGACAGACATTACAGCCAATGTTGTAGTTAGCATGCCTTCGCAACTCTTCACTATGGCTCGTTCTTTTAAAGCCGTAGCCAATGGCAAAATTTATATCGGTAAAATTGACACTGACCCGGTAAATCCAGAAAACCAGATTCAGGTTTATGTAGAGAACGAAGACGGCTCTCATGTTCCCGTTTCGCAACCAATCATCATTAACGCCGCTGGTTACCCTGTATATAACGGACAGATTGCCAAATTCGTAACTGAGCAAGGCCATTCTATGGCTGTTTATGATGCGTATGGTGCACAGCAGTTCAAATTCCCAAATGTGCTGAAGTATGACCCTGATCAATTTCGAAGTGAGCTGTCTGAAGAAGATGGTGCAACTAAAATTGGATACTTGGCTGGTACAGTAGCGGATAGTTTGTCATATTGGGCAACGCCAGAGCAATATGGAGCAATTGGAGATGGTGTAGCTGATGATACAGTGGCGGTGACTAATGCTATTATGACTGGAAGATGCCTCATGAAGAGAGGTTCCACATATCGTATGGTGATGAATGAGGAAAATGTCATCACTCCTCCCGCTGGTGCATATATTGATTTTAACGGTGCTAAAATAACTCATGAGAAAACTGGATTTCTGGTCTTCATGAACAGGAATCCTGATGTGACCATTATGGGATTTAATGCTGTCTATAAAGGCGGCTATCCTTTGGGGGGCACAACAACCACTCGCTATGGAATTACTCGCCCGTGGGAAGCTGCGTTCTGTGGCTTTATCGGGATGAATTCAAACGCGTATCGTTTCAAATTGATTAATGCGATGGCAGTCGGTGAAACCAGTGATAATCGCTACGACTTCCTTGTTTCTGGTTATGAGGGTGATTTTAGAGGCTCTCTATTCTCTAACATCTATTGTACACACTATTCATGCGCACTTATTAACAACTTTGCAGGATGCAATATTGAGTACGTGTATGGGACATTGCGGCATGACGAAAGTTTCGGTGCGTATGGTCCGTCACACCTGATGTATATCAATAACACTAGTGGTTCTATAACAAACTGTGGTGAGTTCGGAGAACCTCTATCTAACAGATACGGCGGCTGCAATGTAACTTTACAACTCACGGGGTCAACAGGGTGTGTTGTTGATGGTTTGGTTTGCACCATGACGGACACACCAGTGTTTGCGGCAAAAGTATCAGGAACAGGTGGTATTTACAGAAACATCACCAGTAAGAGTAATTTTACGGGAGAAAATGTTAACGGCCCTATACACCTTATTCAAATCATCACAAATTCTCAATCGGATGTTTTTGATTTGTCTTTTGAAGGTGTTCGACTTTATCTTCCTGCTAATGTAGGTGGTGTGTGCGCATTTCTATGTGGCGGTACAAGGACGCGAGTGCGTGACATGGAGATTAACATACCGCTCAATACGGTTCCAAGAACAGTCGAGCCATTAATGTTGGTAACCGCAGAGCAGCCGGATGTTGAGATAACACTAAGGAACAGCATTCCTGGAGTCCCTGTGCTCTTGAGTTCTTGTAATAATGGGAAAGTGTCTCTGAAGTGCATCAATAATGGCGTAGCCATTAAAAGCAATGCCAGTATCTGGCCTTCATGGACTGGTTGGGGAGAGAACTTCGGTACTGCCATAACCGTAGAGCATTTCTATGGCGCCACCTATACAACAACGTATCAGGTAAACGCTGGGACAAAAGATCGATGCATATTCACATTAATATCTCAGAATGGTGAAATTGGCTGGTGTGCTCAGACAACAGGAGTTGATAGCGGCCCAGTCTCAATAACCGTACAAGTGCCAGTTCCAAATAATTCAGTAAACTCAGGTGTGCTTGCTATGTATTTCTATAGAGTTGAGGTTACAGCGACAACAACAACTGGTGCTGGCGGGTGTTTTTCAGAACATGCAGTTATGATGAGAGCCGGAGAGCAAATTGAAACAACATCAAGGCAAATACACGCTCAACAATTCAATAGTTCATTAGTATATAACGCAACAGTATCTGCTTCACAAAGTGGAGTTATTTCAGCAACAATTTTAAGGCCAAATGGAGGTGAAAATATAAGAGATGTTTATTTGAGAGTTGTTAGGATAAACACTCCTTTTAAGTGA